GTGTTAGCTCTGCATCTGGTTCAGCCACCTTTACTCAACGTAACATCACAGTATGTCCACGTACCTCTTTCGACGCAATTTGCTTGAAAGATCTTGACAAAAAGTACCTCGGTATCTCATCTTTGGACCGCGGTTCATACAACGAGACTTGGGCACTTGCAAACGCTTACTCTGAGCTATTGGTTAACCAATTCCAGAAAGCTAACGACCAATTCCTATGGCAACAAGTATCTGGTTCAGAATCTACCTTCGGTGGAACTTGTGAAGCAGGTGGTCTTCTTACCATCATCACTGGTTCAACTTCAGGTGTAGTACCTGTTCCAGTTAACGCTGCTTCAATGAGCGCTGCTAACGCACTTGCTACTATGGATGCTATGATCGCAACTTCATCTGCTGATGTTGCTGACCGTGATGACTTGACATTCTTTATGAGTGTTACTAACTTCCGTAACTACGTAGCTGCCCTTCGTGCTGCTAACAACTTCTACTTCGACCCATCAAGCATCACTAACCGTGGTGGTTTGTACGAAATGGCTTACCCATTCCAACCAAACATCAAGGTAGTAGGTACTGTAGGTCTTCAAGGTTCAACTCGCGTTGTGTTTGGCCCAGCTAAGCAAATCGTTGTAGGTACAGACTTACTAAGCGACTTCTCTGAATTCCAACTTTGGTACGATATCAATACGGATACTCTCCGCCACCGTATCTCTACCAAACTAGGAGTTAACATTGCGTACCCTGAGTTTTGGACGTCAGGAGAATAATCAATTCACGTTTGAGGGGGGTTGAAATATACCCCCTAAAAACTAAATTCACTAAAATAAAAACTAAAACCAAATACTATGGCATGTGATATAACTTCAGGATTTTCCCTTGGTTGCCGCGACAACGTTGGCTCAATCAAACAAATCTACATCTTATCTGGTTCTGTAACATCCACTACGGATGCAAGTGAAGGATTGATTGACGCAATCTCTGGAAGCGGTACTTTCTACACTTTTGAATTATTCCGTGAGACTTCAGATTACGCTGAAACCGTAACTGTAGCTCCTGAAAACGGAACAGTTGTTTACGAACAAACCGTAAACGCTGTATTCTTCAAAATGCAGACTTCTACTCGCAACCAGATTAAAGTATTAGCTCAAAACCCAACAATCAGAATGATCGTTGAAACTAATAATGCAGGTGTTGATTCACAATACGTTTACGTAGGTGAAGAATACGGAGTGCAATTATTAAGTTCAGCAGGAGGTACTGGAACATTGTTCGGTGATAGAAATGGCTACACTTTAACTTTCACTGGTAGAGAACCAAACCCAGCAGCTTTTGTATCAGCCTCTAGCGAGACTGAGCTAACTGCTCTTTTATCAGGCATTACCATTGCCTAACAAATAAAACCGAGAAGGGGTTACGTGTATGCGTAGCCCCTATCTTGGTACTCTAATATTATGTTCCAGTTAAACAAATCCCAAACAATAAACACTGTAGCATTCTACCCGAATGAGGTATTACCCTCGGGTAGTGAAATACTTTTAGAGTATACTCAATCCTATAGTAAAACAGTAACTGGTAGTATACAAGCAGATGTAATTTCTAACCCAGCAAATACGCCTTGGGTTATTGCTCAATTTAGCGGTTCATTATTACCATCAGCATCAGGACAATATGATTTTGCTATCTACGAATTAACAGTAGGAAGTGCATTAGTATGGAACTTAACTAATGTAAATTGGGAAAGTGAACTTACAATATGGAATAATGCAAGTGGCATTACTGTAGGTGATTTAATCTCTAACGAACGTGCTTTCATTTCAGGTAGCGATGTTACACCAATAACAGAATATGTATCGCCGAATGATAATGCGCGTTACCAAGTATATTTAGGATAATATGAATAATTTTAAATTTCAAACAGTAAATAAGGTAGAGTCTGATAGACAATTCCCAACCGAAAAATCAAATAAAGGCTTTATTCAGTATGGTATCTATAATGATTTCCCAGAGTATCTTATTTACTTATTCAATAACTCCGCTATCAACAATACAGCAATACATGCTACAGTTGAAGCTATTGTGGGTGAGGGATTGGTCAGTGACCAATCTCATTTGTTAGATGAAGCAAATAATGAGGGAGAAAGCTGGAATGATCTTTTTAAGAAAACAGCCCTTGATTATAAACTATACGGCGGATTCGCTTGGGAAGTAATATGGTCAAAAGACCGCTCAAGAATCGCTGAAATCTACCATGTTGATTTTTCATGGCTACGTGCTAAAGAAAAAAATGAACGTGGTAAAATCCCAGGATACTACATTAGTGATGAATGGGCTGAAAAGTATCGTTTTGGTGGAATGGGTGGTTTATACAACAATGCTGCCTCTACTGGTTTAAATCCAGACTTACCATACTTACCTATATTCAATGCTAAGAAAAAAGACGCAGAACCAAAACAAATTTTTGTTTATAATCCTTATCGTCCTGGTCAGCGTTACTATCCTCTTCCTGATTATGTAGGGGCATTGCGAGTAATCGATTTAGATTCAGAGGTAGATAATTTTCATATCTCTAATATTAAGAATGGTTTAGCACCATCTTTAGCTATTACTACATTTACAAACGCTGACCCAGACCAAAGAAACGAAATTGAAGCAATGCTTCGTTTACAATATCAAGGTTCAGGTAACGCAGGACAAATGATGTATATGGATGTTGATTCTCCAGAAAATGCACCTATTATTACTCCTATTAATGGTAATGGTAGTGATGATTACTATATCGCTATTAATCAAATGGTAACTGAAAAGATTCTTACAGCACATAGAATCACATCTCCAGAGATTTTTGGTATTATGACCCCTGGTAAATTAGGAGGTAAAGATGAGGTAACAGATGCTTACTTATTGTTTATCAATACAGTTATTCGTCCTTACCAACAAACACTATTAAGTGAAATAGAGAATTTCTTACATTTAATGTTCCCAACAGCTGGAGAGTTTAGTGTAGGTGTTCAGCAATTAAGATTGTTCAATGATGGAGAAACAGAAGTAGATGTTGTAACATCAGTAGAATCTGAAGCAGGTGAAGATAAACAACTTGAAGCAGAAATTGAACAAACTGATAAAGAAATAGAAAATACAGATACAGCAATATTATGACAACGACTCTAATTATATCAGAAGAAAAGTTACGTGAGTTTACGGACATTAATGATAACTTAGATTCTAAGCTTATTAACAATGCTGTAAGAGAAGCACAAGACATTTACCTCCAGCGTTTAACTGGCACAACACTTTACGAATACATTTTAGCACAAATCGATGCTAATACATTAAGTGGAAATTACCAAACATTGGTTGATGATTTTGTTCAACCATTCCTTATTTATGCTTCTTATTGGGAAGCTTTAGATGCAATTTATACTCGTCCTCGCAACAATGGTTTATTACAACCAACTGGAGGTGAAAATAGTGAAAAAGCTGATAGTACTGTGTATAACAGAAAACGCCAAGGTATAGAAAATAAAATGGAGTACTATAGTGAGCGTTTGACTAACTATCTTATTCAAAACCAAGATCAGTTCCCTCAGTTAAATGATAACGGACCATTTTGGAAACAATATCCCAACTTTGGAACAGGTTACAAATCTCCAGTAGTATTTGCTAGAACTACAAGATCATACCATTTAGCCGGAGCTATAAATGCAGGTTTGCGTTTAGCTGACTCACGTTATCCGTTTATGCCTTATGGCACTGATGTTTTCTATTCAGGACCAAGACCTTGCTAATTAAAAGAATATGGGAAATAATTTAACAGGACAAACAATTGCCTCAACGTATGAGGATTTAGTACAAATCTCAGGTAGCGTTCTTACCGATGGTTTAGGTAATGAGATTACAAACTTAACAGCTACTGCTTCTTATGCTACTACAGCTTCATTTGCTTTGAATGGTGGAGGTGGAGCTACTGTTGATACAGGTAGTTTGTTAACTACCGCGTCTATAAGCAATGATACTATTACATTCACCAAAGGCGACGCCAGCACGTTCAATATCGTTGTAAATAACGTATCTAACGCGTCTACAGCAAGTATAGCTACATTTGCTACATCAGCAGGTACAGCTTCATTGGCTAATACAGCAACTTTAGCAGTATCAGCTTCACACGCTACAACAGCATCTTATGCTCTTAATGCTGATAATGCTATTTCAGCATCATTTGCTACAAGTGCTTCATATGCTACTACAGCATCACACGCATTAGGATTAGCTGATGGTTTAAACATTAATGCTAATACAGTAACAGCATCAGCTGCTCAATTTACTAATTTAGTAGCTACTTCTGCTTCATTTGGTTACGTAAACGTAACTACAGGAAGTGCAGTTATTATTGGTGATTCATTTATTATCTTAAATGTTGATACTCCTACAGCACCATTTGCTGGTATTCAAGTATACGATACTGGTTCAGCATCTACTGCCTCTATTGAATGGAA